TACTTGACGAACGTTTAGTATAGTGATATACTGTAATCAAGATAAAGAAAGGGAGATCAAAAGATCTCGGGTAAAGAAAAATGAAAATCAACGGTGAATCAGTTATGACGCTGGGTGCTGGTATCGGCATGAAAGATAAACTTGTTAAACTTGCAAACAACAACGGTTTTACAGAAAGAAATACAGGTATCTGGATTGGTCAAGCAGACCTTGAAGAAAAAGGCCTATACTCATATATCGACGGTACCAAAGAAGTGCTAGACGTCGAAGATTTTGAAGCCTTTAACAAATTTGAAAAATTTGAATTTGTAGGATTTTGCGGAAACGAAAACGTTTATCTTTATAAATAGACGGAGGTTGTCTATGATTATTGATACCGAGAAAGTAAAAGAAACCCTTCTCGATCGAAACATCACGGGTTACGCACTTTGGAAAGCGACGGGAGTCAGCCAGCAAGCGATCTCCCGTTTGCGATCCGGAAAGAAGCGCTTCGAGGACTTGAGCGTCGAGACAGTTGAGAAAGTCCAGAGATGGTTAGATAAAGAAGATTAAAGGCTGTATATACAGCCTTTTTTTGTGTTTATAACGGCAATTTCAAAGATTGTCTATTATAACGGCAATTATGCTGTTATTTACTTGAAAAAAACGACTAACAGTGCTATAATAATTGTACACGGATTTTAAACAATCTACTGAATAACCAAGTGTAGATAGGGTGACACCTTGCTTGGATTGTATACATAATTCCCGTTACGCTCTCCGTGAGATATTGCGGAGGGATAAGTAATTCTCTTTTGAGTAATTGAAAGAGATCATGAAGTGTAAGAAGATTGAGGGTGTATGCAGTATAGAGGTTGTGCGTAATTAGACCATTATCAGACGGTGGCGGTGACAATAGACGCTTTCGGTGAAAGAATAATCTGGGTAGGCCTTGCGTAGCGGTAAGAACCGAACCAGAAATGCTAAATTAAACCGTTTTGCACTTGAGGTCGAGGGATCGGCCAATAACACCAAAGATAAGTACAAGTAGCCCAAAATGTGCAGACGATACATTATTGTATGTTAATGCTTAAAATATATTTCTGAATGTCGGGTGAAAGTTGGACGTAACCAGTCGTGCCTAGTCATTTAATCGCTACGGAAGTTATAGGGTCGCTCCTTATGGCTCAGACCGTGGTAGGCTATCGGTCAATAAATTGCGTACAATCGAAGTAGAGCGAAGGCTCATTTAGTTGATTGTTTAAAGTTCGTGTCCTTGCATTTAGCAAGGTTTTTTATTTTTGCCCGAGTGACAAATTTACTTTCTTTTATTGAAAATAGCGTAACCAAATTTATCAAATTTTCCAACGGATCACTATCTTGTCAGATGTGACTTGCACCTTGTCAATCAGCTCTCTGACAATAACTTTCTGATTATCGTATGACATATCAAGTACACTACTAGCATCTAATAGCTTTTCTATCTTTTCTCTTTGGCCCGCTTGCTCATCATTCGAGGCTTTTTTTATTTCAGCTTCCAAGGAGCTTCTTTGCTTGATAAAATCTGCAGACTTGGTCCTTAATTCGTCCAGCGTGATCCTATCGTCCAGGTATAGATCATTCAGCTTGCTCAGTTTGAGCGTTAGGCTGTCTATCTGCTTCTGGATTGCTTGCTTGTCAACCGCTGGGCTTGTATCGTCCGAAAATATTTCTTGTATCTTCTCTGGGTCGTTTTGGAGCTGGGCGATGCGAGCTAGTACATAATGCTCTAGTATCTCCATATCATAGTAGCCAGATTCGCATTTCTTGTTGTCATTGTAAACCGTGACCCCCCTTGTTTTTCGCGGGTGTCTTTGGTAGCACTCATACCTTTTAAATCGTGTGCCGTCCTTTCGCTTTTGGCCTAAAATGACTTTAAGGGGCGCGTGGCAGTATCCACATTGAGCCAGTCCGGATAGCATATATTTAGCCTGGAATGGTCGAGGGTTTGATAATTCTTTAGCTGTTTGCTGTCTCTTTGCCAGCTCTCTTTGTGTTTGCTCAAAATCATCTAGCGATATTATGGCCTTGTGTGTGCCTTGGAATGTTTGGCCCTTGTATTGATTTAAACCACAATATACAGGATTGGCTAGTATTCCTCTGATTGTGCGATAGCTCCAAGCCGGTTTTTTGGGATATTCCTCGTTTATCTTATCCCTCAATTTAGTTATTGACATACCGGCTAGATATGATGCGTATATCTCTTTGACCGCCAAGGCTTCATACTCGTTAACAGTCATTGATCCTGTTTCTTTGTCGTAGTTGTACCCGTAGGAGGTTTTAGCCCACATCATGGACTTTCCAGACTTGGCCCGTCCCAGCTTGCCTAATTGCATACGCTCTTTTATCTGCTCTCTTTCGAGCTGAGCAAATACGGATAACAAACCTATAACGGCTCGCCCGAAAGGTGTAGACGTGTCAAAATTTTCGAGTAGGCTCACGAACTCAATATTATTTTTTAAAAATATATCCTCGATTAAGTAGAGCGTGTCCTTTTGGCTCCGGCTCAACCGGTCCAGCTTATATACTAGTACCGTGTCAAATAGCTTGCTCTGGGCATCTTTTATCAATTGCTCAAGTGCTGGGCGCTCGGTTGTAGAGCCGGAGAAGCCTCCGTCTGTATATACTTTGTAAACGTGCCAGTCTTTTATATCGCAGTAGCTTTCCAGCTTTGCTTTCTGCTCTTCTATCGAGTAGCCCTCTTCCAGCTGGGAAGTAGTGGACACGCGCACATATAATGCTACTTTATTCATTGTCTTTATACTCACTTTCTGCTAAAATAGAGTATAGAAAGACGACTTTCAAAATATTCATTTTGAAACCTTTCCTTATCTCGATTCCCTCACGCTCAGACTCGCCAAAGTTTGAGAGCGTGGGGCTTTTTTTATTTGTCTAAAACCATTTTACCGTTTTGCTCCTGTGCAATGACTTTCGCATTAGCATCTAAAACGATAAGGTTTGGAGCTTTAAAGTTTGGGTCATACTGTCTAAGCTCATTCTCTCCAGACTGTTTTATTTTAAGCATACCGTCAACCATAGGTTGAGCCTGTTTAATCTGTGCATCGGTTAGGGCGTCTGAAATAGTGATTGCTATATCTTTCTCGGTTGAATTAACAGACGCTTTAGGATCAACTCCATGTACCCATGCTTTAAAATTTTCCACAAAAACATCATAAGCAGAACGTCCTTGTAAAACATCACTAGAAGAAGTTGAAGAAGTCGATGCTTTACTTGATGATGAGACTTGTTCCGTGCTTTGTTCTTGGCTTTGATCTGTATCCGCTTCTTGCTGACTGCAACCAGTCAATAATAGAGTGAGTGCTGCGATTGTTGCGAGTGTTATCTTTTTCATATTTTCCTCCTTTTGGCTATCCAACTAGCCTGTAAAATTCATCAATGACCATTAGTTCATCTGTCACTGATTTCAGTTTGTGTCGTTCCATAAAATTTAAATAGTTAAAATCTTCCTTGTCTACTCTTTCCAGCTCCTCTCTCAGTAGCGCGTGTATCATGGCCCTGTTAGCCTCATTTTCGCATTTTAAAGGGTTGATAATATAATTAGCCTCGGTATGCTCTAAGTGGCCTAATTCGTGCAATATGACCCGTTTCTGGGCCTCCCTAGTTAGTGATTTGTTAACAAAGATAATCCTCATATCTGAGATTATCATTCCTGGCCGTGGCCATAGGTCGTTATCAAAGTAAGCAAGGGTGACTCCCTCACTATCGCATATTTCTTCTATCGTCATAATCTGCCTTTTAGATACCCCTCGATAATATTCTGTATAGCCACGATATCGCTTTCTGTTAGTGGCTTACCGTCGAAAGTCTTTGCGCTTTCGGCAAGTTTGCGCAGGTCTGTTTCAGAGTACCCTGTTTCAGTGGTTTGCTCTGCTTCATCTTCCCAACCCATAAGGTCAGCGGGTGAAATATTCAACGTTTCAGAAATCTTCTTTAGTACCTCTGGACCGACCTTTTCTATATCCCCTCTTTCGTATCTGAATATAGTTGAGCGAGAAACTCCCACGCGCTCAGCGAGGGTATCGGCAGAGATCTTCAATTCTTTTCTTCTTAATTTAATTCTTTCTCCGACGTTCATGGTTTTTTCTCCTCTTATATATTACACGTTAATTTTACATCTTTAGTTTCAAAAACGCAACAAGAAAGTTTCAAAAATGCGATTTTTTTGTTGACAAAACTTTTCGGTCATGTTATACTTAATTCAACAAGTCGCAGAAGTGCGACAAAATGAAAGGAGAATACATGGTTAATGTATCAAAGTTGAAAGGTAAAATCGTAGAACGAAATACCACGCAAGAAGAACTTGCAAGTAAAATCGGTGTTACTAAAAGTACGTTTTACCGCAAGATGAAGCGAAATGGCAACTTTTCGATCAAAGAAGTAAATTTGATCGTGTCAGCTCTTGATCTTTCGAAAGATGAAGCTATGGCCATTTTTTTTAGCGAGACAGTCGCATAAATGCGACAATCTGGCAGAGTGAATAGAAAGGAGAAGGATGGCAGAGAGAAGAATGTTATCTAAAAAGATTTTTCAAAGTCGAAAATTTTTAATGATGCCGTTCGAAGCGCAAGCTCTATATACTCACTTGATTTTATCGAGTGACGACGATGGAGTGGTTGAGGCTTTTCCAATCGTCCGAATGATCGGAGCTAAGGAAGACTCGCTGGGGTTGCTGGTTGTAAAAAAATTCATCTTACCACTAAACGACGACATGGTTTACTTTATTACTGACTTTGAAGAACAAAACAAAATCAGAGCAGAC